TTACAGATCGGCTCGCTTGATAGTAAGAGAGGCATAAGGGCCAGGGCCGAAGCGCTCTGAGATCTGGGCGATCTCGACGGAGAAGTCGTCATGTGTACCGTCTTTATTCTGATCTTGTCGCGTGTAGATCACTTGGCTTCTGGCAGGGAAATATTCGCGCACCAACTCCCCAGAACTCAGAATGCGAACATGGTAGATCTCCGCCCCTTCTCCAAGCGGAACATCAGCTCCTTGCCAACTGTCACCATCGATGCGTGTACGCCGAACCCAACTCAAAGCAATGGCGCCACCCTCAACAAGTTCGGCCTCAACGTGTACTGGCCGATATGGTCGCCATCCGACCCCCTCGGCGGTAAAGCGCATTTGAAGAAAGACCTTTGAATCGTAAGACTTTCTCGCCGGCCCAATGCGATAGTGGCGCTCAAGACCAACGGCTGAGCGCGGCATATCGATCTGCTGCACTGCGTTATCCAGCAAAATGAAGTCAGTCCCGGCGGGCCAAGGGGTTGTCGCCAAGAAATCGGTCCCCGCCTGCCCTCTCAGCAAACTTGAAAGTCTGAAGCAACCATCCGGGCCTAGCTCCGCGTTGCCGAACTGGATGACTTCCCAGTCACCAGTTGGTCCACTGCGTAGCGCCGCCGCATTAGCCCCATTTAGAACATCTTTGTATTCTCGGCTCTGGAGCACACCAGATGCAAGCAGGACCCTGAATGCTCCATGGAACCAGCGACCACATGGGCCCGCCGGAACTGGATCGATGGTTTGACCCATTACTGCAGGCCGTGACATGTCGAGGCTCAATGAATAGTCGTAGTCGCTAGCGCTCGAATAGACCGCAACGGTGCCGGCCCAAGGCTTCTTCGCAACAGCAACATAAGGCGCATATGCGACCTCATCTCCTCGCAGAATCGGTAGATCCAGGAGCTCCGCATGAACTGGGGTTGCTGCGTTTAGTGCTCTGAGTTCCCTCCTGTCGATCTGATTGACTGCTATTTCATAGAGCCTAGGCTCCACACGTGTTGCGTTGATAATACGATGGCCCATTTCATCGACGCGGTCGATCCGATACAGATCTAGACTGCCCTCGCTGCGCAATGCCAGCGTATCCCCTGGGACGAGGTCGAGCGACGACGGCGGCAGTGCAAGATTGAGCGTATCCATAGCCACCAGACTTTCGGAAAGCCAGCGCTCGGCAATCGATTTTGCCATCCCCTCACCTAGCACGATCGAACAGTTTGTCTGGGAAACCCGCGAGCTCCCTTGTCCATCGGCAACAGCCTCGGTCGCACCTGCCGCATAGTCGCTGTCATCACGAACAAACCCAAAGGTCACGCGACTTGGGGTTTCGGACCGAGGTGCGCGGGTCTTTAGGAGCACTGGGTCCGAGCCAGTCACGACACAATCATCAGCGCAGATTTCACGCGATCGAGCTTCGCCGCGGCTCGTGAAAACAAGTTTCCCATTGCCAGTGAAACTGTCGAAAGCATGTGTCAACATCAGAGGTTGCAGGCTCTGGCGTGCTGTTTCGATCGAAGTGATAGCAATCCCCGTTACCGTGCCGTTGAGTTCATCGACATCGATATCAGCGGCGGAGAGCCCCGATCTTTGACACGTCTCGGCGACGACTTCAGCAAGTGAGCAAAGCGCAGCGCGCCCGTTAAGCCAGTGACCGAGATGGTAGTTGCCTCCATCAATCCAGGTATCCATGCGTGCTGGGAAATCCGGCCAGGGTCGCGCATCCCAGGCCCAGACATACGCATTGTCCATATCGACCATTGGTCCACCATAAAGGTCAGATATCGGATTATTGGTCTTATCCCCCCAATGTCTAAATGTAGCTTGCAGATAACGGCGTTGGATAAATTCGTCCTGCACGCCACTCGAGAAATAGGGAAGCATGCTTTCGGACGATTTCGGATCATGAAATACGTTTGGCTGGTTGGTACCCTTGTCTACAGCTGGGCATCCAAGCTCGGTAAACCAGATTGGTTTCGAGCGCGGCATCCAAGAGGTCGGGGCCTCTGACCTTGCACCCCCGATACGATTGAAGTGCGGATTGGACCACCAATTGACGAGGTCCTTGTAGCGAAAGATCCAATGCTCGCCATAAGCCGTGTCTTTGATCGGCCGCCTGTCCTGGGTTTCCCGAGCTCTTTCGTCTGCATAGTACCAGTCGTAGCCTTCGCCACCGGCCACATTTCCGCCGAGATAGTCCAGATTGTAGATCGAGCCGTAGTCGGCATCTGCATGCTGACCGCCGTCGCGCCAATCTGATAGCGGCATGTAGTTGTCGATCCCAATGAAATCGATGTCGTCATGCGACCAGAGAGGATCCAGATGAAACAGAACTTCTCCACTCCCGTCGCCAACTTGATGCCCGAAGTACTCTGACCAGTCCGCGGCATAGCCAATTTTTGTGGCCTTCCCGAGGATGGCACGCACATCCGTTGCCAGACGACGCAGCGCCCGAACTGCGGGAAAGGATGCTTCACCGTCCCGGATCTGCGTAAGCGAACGCAATTCGGATCCGATACAGAAGGCATCGACGCCTCCTGCAGCCGCACAGAGATGCGCATAGTGGAGCACGAAACGACGATAGCTCCAGCCATCCGAACCGCGATAGACTGGACGTTCGCCATCGAACACAAACTCATCGGCAGTCGCAGTCCCAAAGAACTTCTGCACTTCGTCCGCGGCCCGTGCCGACTGATCGGGAGACCCCGGACGTCCTGGGGCCTCGGAGAGTGTGATGCGACCGCGCCAGGGAATGGCTGGCTGGCGCAGATTACCTGTCCAAGGATCTCTCAAGCCGTTCTCGGCAAGAATATCCATCAGAATAAATGGATAGAACAACACGCGCTGGCCCGCGTTCCGAATACGGCGAATTGCCTGTATCACGCTTTCGTCAGCCGGGGTTCCGCCGAATACCGGTCTGTCGTCAACGCGCCCAACCATGCGGGCTGATGCCCGAGACAGACCTGCAACCCGCCAAGGCATAGGTTCACCATCTTCCAGCTTCTGCTCTACGGCGGGAAAGATCTCACAATGATCGCATCGAAGATCGCTACCGAACCAGCTGACGACAAGCGAAATCGCTTTCGCGTTCGGCAGCTCGGCCTTCAGCTGATCCAGCGAAGCCAGAATGTCTGGAATACCTCTGTCATTATGGACATTGGCGACGTCGAAGATGCCCTTGTTACGCACGAACATCACTTGCTCCGTCGCGAGTGCGTACTCTCCGGTTCCTGGGACGAGAGCGACACCCTTCACATCGAGCGCCGGCGAACGTGTTGGCAGATCCTGACTGATATTGGATCGACGAAAGACCTCGAAGTTGAACTGCGGAATTCGGTTTCCAAACTGCGTCAGTTGAAGATTTTCAAATACGACATAGGCCAATCCCCGATAGGCTGGCGTCGCATCGAGTCCCTCAATGGCAGCAATAGCTGGATCAGGAAGCTGATCTTCCGTGCCGCGATAGACCCTCAAAGTGACATCAGTCTGATCAAGCGGCTGACCGTCAGCCCAGATACGACCAATGCGCAGTATCTCTCCTTCGCACAGAGCAAGCGCAATGCTGATCGAATAGCTGTATTCCCTGAGCGTTCCGCTGCCCCCTTTACCGCCGACACTTTCCTCGTTCACGGCTTCCAGAAACCGGCTCGACCAGATGAGTTGCCCTGCGACACGCATGCGCCCGAAGACACGCGGTATGACGGCACCTTCGCTCGCGCCCATGATCCGGAATTGATCAACGTGTCCCGTTTCGACGGTCGCAGCGCCTTGGCCCAGAATTGTCTGATCAATCGAATTCCCGATGATTGCACCGGCCGCCTTGCCCAATGCCATCGCGGAAACTCCAGCAAGCGATCCACCAATGGATCCCCCAAGCGCGGCACCTGCGGCAGACAAGACAAGCGTTGCCATCAAAAACTCCTGTCTGGAAATCGGAAAATGCCGGCGATGCGCTCGGACCAAGTCGGAGTCAGAGGCGACTCGACCACCCCATGACCCGAATAGGCATGTATCAGCGTTTCATAGCCTTCGTCGGATCTAGCAAGAATGCCGATGTGCTTCGCGACACCGCCGTCCTTCATACGCATGACCACGACATCGCCGACGAGAGCACCACCAGATGGGACTCGTGTCATATTGCGCGCAGCAGCAGCGAGAAGCTCCTCCTCGCCACCCACGTCAGACCAGTCCGGCGTGTAAAACGGCACGGCTTCCGGCTCGGGGCCGATCGCCTCCCGCCACAACCCTCGAAGCAAGCCTAGGCAATCGGTGCCAACCCCCCTGCAGCTCGCCTGATGCCGATAAGGTGTTCCCAACCACTGCCGTGCAAGCGCAACGATACGTTCACCTTTGACACACGGCTCCTCATCTGAGTCTTGACCCATCATGCACCTCACCTGCCTTCGGATATGCGGCAACCCAATCTTCGCCAGGAATGTGCGGAAAACCTCCGAAATTGAGCAGATTTCCGAACTTCCGACGGCACGTCGAAGCCTGTTTGTCGCAGCCGGCAACGACACTGAAACGATCACCGACCAAGGGCAGGTCTGTCGGTGCAATCCAGAGATCAAGTTCACGCATGCCATCGGCCCGCAAGCGATCCGCCCGGACGATGGAGGTCGTTCCCGCATTGGGCCCAGAAAGCCAGTCGATCTGACCATGCGCAAACCAGTTGGACACGGCGGCACCCAACCCGCCACATATAATTCGCGCATCGGTCGTATCTGCTGCGATCTCACCAGTCGCCATGTAGCCGGACGTATTCACATCGAAGCCGCACCTTGCATCACCCAGAACGCAGTCACAGCTGCGAAGGATAGACCGTCCCACCGGCATATTGAGCTCTTCGGCTAGCCCTCGCAGCTCAACCTCGAAAGTCCCATCCGAACGCCGAATTTCCCCAAGAGTGCCCCGAAAAAGCAGGACTCTCAGCTCGGGTCGCTGCCAGTCCACCAGCCAATGAAATATCTCGGCGCGATCGAAGCGCCCCCGCCGGATGTCTTCTTCCCGTATTGTTGAGGCCGAGAGCGCCCCAACTGCTTGGCAGTTGTCGACGCTCAAACCGTTTGACATCTGCAAGGCATTGGCATCGAGCCCACTGCTCGCCTGGAACTTCAAACCGTCGAATGTCAGGTCGGCGTCATGGTCCGTGAAGCCCAGGACCACACCATCTCGCCGCGATATCTTCCAGCATCGGCAGAGAGTAGTTGTCCCGCTCACCAGTCGCGCATGAAGTTCCGATGGAATGTCCCGCATCAGACGCGCACCTCCATAATCGGAATTGATGGAATTTCGCCTGCAGCGAATCCCGCAAGACTGGTCGTGATCCGATCTGTGTCAAAGCGCACCGGCACGTCATATTCGAACCCGGCCGTGATGATCGCACCTTCAGCCGGAGCCTCCAGAAAGGTCATTTCCCCTCTGGTGTCATCGAGCACGAAACCAGAACCGGCAGAAACAGGTTTGCCGCCGACCGCAACAATCACGGATGCGCCGACCGGCTTCACAATTGGGCGTGTGTAAATATTCCCCGCGGAAGAGTAGCTTTTTACGAGCGAGAAGACCGTCCTTCCGCCATCGCCTATGCCGAGCTTCTGATCGAACATATCGATGCGCGCGGAAGGGCGGCAAGACTTGAAATCTGTCCAGTCCTTCCACCGGAAACCATAGAGTTGGCCGTGCCGTGCTTCAAAGAAGGCAATAACTTCAGTAAGATCATCGAGAGATCGAACACCCAGACCCGCATCATAGCGCCGCCGCGAATGCGCCCAGGGAGAGTTGCGTTCTTCGAACCCGTTGCTGAGCGTCACAATCTCGGTTCGCCGCTCAGGTCCGCCAGTCGAACCGATGGAAAGGTTCGCAGGAAATCGCACTTCATGAAAGCTCATCGTGTGCCTCTTCAGAGATTGCGCCGTCCGCGCTGAAGAGCACGGCTCATTTCAGCCGCGATCTGGCTTCGCGACTGCTGGAAGCCTGTGACATCGGGCGTCGTTACATTCATTGTCACATTGACTGAGCCGCCACCTCCGCCACGCACGCCGAGCTTGCCATCAGCACCTCGCGCGAGCGGCATGATCGCTTCAGGGCCAGCCTCGCCCATGAGGCCCATGCCACCGCGCATTGGAAACCGCGTTGGCTCGCCGACAACGCCGCCGCGCGCAAAAGCCGCCACACGCCCTGAGCTGAAAGCAGCTCCCTTATGAAACTGAAGCAATCCGCCCAAAATCGCCTCGAGCCCACCAGTCATCGAAGAACCGAGTGCATTCTGGATGGGGGCAACTGCCTTGTTCAGAACTGAGCCTGAAATGCTTGAACCGAGTGAGGCAAGCGCATCAGTGAGCCGCGCACCACCAAAGATCACATCGTCGAATGCACGCTTCACTGACGAGGTAACTGAACGAGACATGCCCGATGCCTCCTTGCCGGTGCTTTCGAAGCTCGACTGCAGACCCTGCAATTCCTTGCGAAAGGCCGCAGCAACTCCCCCGAGACCACCAAAAGTTTCTTCAAGGCCGGCAAACTGCTCCTCTAGAGCATCAAGGTCAGTTTCATGATCTTCCATGCTTACTCCGTACCGTCGTCATGAGCGATCGCGCTGTCGGGAAAGCGGGCAGCCAGATGGAGGAAGGCCGCGCGGGTCAGGGTCTGCCGAGTCTCACCAAGGCCGGCCATCAGCATCAATTCGACCGGAGTAAGAGACCAGAAAACATCAGGACGGAGCCCCAAGTCGGTCAGGCCCAGCCGCAGGAGCTGCGACCAAGCTATGCGGTTCATACAGAGAGGTCCTCTCCGGGCAGTGTAAATGTGATCTTGAGAAGCCGGGCCGCCGCCTGCGCGGCGGCGAGAGGTCCTCCGCCGATATGACACTTCAGGAGTTCGGCTTCGGTTATGCTCCAACCCGCTCCATTCAAGCCTGCCGTCAGCAGGCAAATAAGATCTCGCACCCGGAAGGCGCCTGTTTCGAACCTGGAAATCATGCTGAAAAGGGAGTCGCTCTCGAGCCTGCTCTCGAGTTCTGCCAGCGCCCCTAAAGTCAGGCGCATCTGCCGCATCTCGCCATTAACCTCGAGCTCAACTTCGCCGCGATAGGGATTGGCCATCAGATCGCCTCGAAGTTCAGGGCGCCTGCGGAGGCAAGCGAAAGCTCGTAGACCGCTTCGCCGTTGTAGTCGCCGGAGTACTCTATGCTTGTGATCTGAAATGGGCCCTCAACCGAACCAAAATCCGGGATAATAACTTGGAAGCGGGGAATCTCGCCGGCGAAGAATAGCGCTCTCACCCGTTCGTCAGTGGACTCGTCTCGAAAGATCCCGGATCCACTGATCGCCGCGCTACGCATGCCCGCCCCTGCAAGCAGCTCACGCCAGCGCCCCTCGCTCTCCAGATGTGTCACATCCACCGTCTCCGCATTGAAAGTGATGCGTGTTGCCCGAAGGCCTGCAACAGTCTGGAAGTCCCCCTCACCGGTCATGTCGAGTTTGATCAGAAGATCCTTGCCTCGTTGCGCCGTCATAGATCTTGTCCTTGCAAATCAATTTTTTGGGTCAGACGCCGTCAATTACGGCGCGGAAACGTAGCGTGATCAGCCGCTTCACTGGCGAGCGACCGCGCTCAGTCTTGGCCCGCAGCAAACGTAAGCTCACAATTCTATCCTCTCCAATGTCTAGGTGTGCATCGATAAGGGCTGAACAGATCGCTTCGGCGATACCCTTTGCTCCGGCAAAACCGTCGCGCGTCGAATGGATCGTGACATCGAATTCGTGGATACCGCCCTCGCTTGTCTTGCTCCCGAATGGCTTTACGACTTCATCGCCCAGCGTGACGAAGTAAGTCTTGCCATCCGTCATGCCCTGAAGCGGTGCGTCGTAAATCGCCGTTCCGACCCCGGCTGCGACTGCAGGGTCTGATGAGAGCTGGCGGTAAACTGCAGACTGCAACGCCGCGGAGAATACATAGCTCATGAGGTTCTTCCCTCTTCAGCCTGAATCTCGAGATACCGCGCCGACAACGATGCTTCCGTGACGCTGAGGATGTCGAACACGCGCTCCCCCTCACGAAACCGCTGTTCTGGGCGGGGACGCGAGGGAGCACCTGGCGGAGCTGCGCGGACAAGAATGCGATGCAGGATTCGTGATCGCGGCGCAAAACTTGCAAAGAACTCTGTTCCGCTCCGTGGTGTCACTTGGGCCCAAAGAAAACCAAGCACGACCCAGCTCACCACGAAACCGCCCGCTCCGTCAGGCATAGTTCGTCGCTCTTCGAGTGCAAGCTTTCTGGTAAGCGAGACGGCCGTTTTCACAATCCGCCCCCAACCCGCATTGCCCGATAAGACTCCATCAGCACCAGAACACCAAATGGCATGGTATCCCGCGCCGTGATGTCTTCGTTCCGGTGCTCATAGAAATGGGCCGCAAGCAGGAAGACAGCTTGTCGCAAATCAGCCGGGACGCTTTCCCAAGCCGTGCCGAAGCCAGCCGTGAACCGGATTTCGGCTTGGCCTGAGCGCGGAATGGGTGGGAGTGGCTGCCCTCCACCCCCGAGAAGGCGCGGTCGGCGCGCATCACGCACGAGATGCCAGGCTGTGGAGATGACCTGGGTCTCGCTCGCATCTGCAGCGATCATCAGGATCTCATCTACCGACTGCACCGGCCCGGTTGGAAGACCCTGACTGGTTTCGCTCTGCCAGCGCGTTACTGTCCAAGAGAACGATCGGGCAAGCAGGGCAAGACCGAGCCGGGCTTCGATCGCCGCCATGGCGGCCCTCAGATACAGCTCGAGGACGGCATCTTCTGATCCGTCGTCCGAAAAGCCTGATCCAAGCCGGAGGTGTTGACCAAATGCGCGCACCGGTATTGCGGCCGAAGGGGGCGCGCTCACTTCCGTCAAAATCATCCTGAGTCTCCTAAACCCGGGCATCAGCCCGATGCTATGCGCATCACCAGCAGGCGCTCGAGCGTTCGATCGCGGCTAGTGCGCACTCGGTTTGAAAGAAGGTAGAATCGCTCTGCATGTCCGCCGAAGAACACCGCGCGCGATTTCTGAAAGTCGTGACTTTGCTCGGAGACCGAAAGATCTCCAGGCCGGAACGTCGCATTGCGAATGTTCCAGCCCAGATCGTCAACGATGATCTCGAGGGGGGCAAGATAGCCCGCGCGCCAGTCAAGAACTACTTCCTGCAACGCATCCTGCGCCTTGAGGACATAAAATGTCATCGAGGAGACCTGTTTGTCGGAACGACAGGGAACACACCCCCGCGCCGCCCGAACGGAAAAGGAGCAGCGATGGAAAGCGCAGGGGTGTGTCTGGCCGTCACCCAATTGCGACGGCCGGTTGCGGAAACTGAGGCGGATGTAATTTCCGCTCAGCTCACCGCAAACTTCAGCAGCTTGATCGCGGCAAAATCACTGACATCACCACCGATGCGCTTGGTGGCATAGAAGAGAACGTGTGGCTTTGCCGAAAACGGATCGCGCAGAATCCGTAGATCCGGGCGCTCAGCTACAGTGTATCCAGCACGGAAATCACCAAAGGCGATCGCAAAGGAATCGTTCGCGATGTCGGGCATGTCCTCTGCGATCATCACTGGGTAGCCCATGAGACGTGCAGGCTCGGCTGCGGCCAGGCCGTCGGCCCAGAGAAAACGCCCATCGGCGTCCTTCATCTTCCGGACAGCACCTGCCGTCTTCGAGTTCATCACGAAATTCGCATTGGCCCGATACCGAGCGCCAAGCGCATAGACAAGATCGACAACAGCATCGGCCGGCTCGCTGGAGCTGAAATCGCCAACCGATCCGGTCGGGACATAGCCGAGAGATCCCCACGACCAGAGCTCGTTCGTGACCTGGGGATAGGCCAGAAAACCGGTTGGTTTGTCGTGACCATCACCCGCAATGAAGGCGTGAGCTTCGGCGCGGCTGAACTTGTCCGCAATTCGGCGCGCGAGCCATCCCTCGACGTCAAATGCACTGTCATCGAGCAGCCGCTGCGACGCACGCGGCAGGGCCGACAGCTCGTGCAGCGGGATCGAGATACGTTCGACCTGAGGCGTCTCGGTCTCAGAAGCAGGCTCATTCTCAGTCGCCCAGCCTGCGCCGACATCGCTATGATCGACCAGCACATCGAAGGCCGTTGCTTCAACCGTTACCACGTTGGCGATAGATCGAATTGACGATGCATCACGCAGTACCCCGATAATCTCATTCGCCGTTTGCGGATCAACCAGATATCCGCCATCCCCGGCAACGGCTGAGGATAAAGCCTTTTCTTCAACACTCAAACTGCGCAGCCCGTCATCATCTCCGCAGCGGAGGTAGGCAGAAAACGCCTTGCGGTGAGGCGTGGAGGAGTCGGCAGCACGTGCAAGCGGGGGACGCGACATCGCGATCGACTTACGGTCAAGCATGGCCAAACGAGTTTCCTGTTCCTTGAGTCTGGATTTGATCTCAGATTGAAAACTATTGAATTCACTGAGAAAGCCGGAGATGGCGCTCTTGAATTCAACGTGTGGGTTCTGCCCAAGCACGAAGGCCTCCGCCCGGGAGTTAATCTCAGGATTGGTCATCAGTAGAGTTCCTTGGTGACTGATGGTTTTGCTTGTCCCTTAGGCCAGCAATTCCCTGGCTTCGCGAAACGTCTCAGCCAAGGTCAGTGCCAGATTCTCTTCCATGTCGGAGACCTCCGCCTGCACCCGCGCTTGAGGAAGCATGGGAAATGTCACCAGGGACACCTCCCAGAGTTCGATTTCATGCAGCATGCGCTGGCCCGAAGCGGTCTTTTCGCTGCGCAGGGTTCGGTAGCCGATCGAAAGCCCGTCGATCGCGCCTGCCTTAAGAAGCGCATGGGCCTCTCGAGCCGCTTGGACCTCAAGAAGCAGCCGCCCCTTGACGAAAAGTCCACGGGCATCCTCTCGCACTTCATCCCATACTCCGATCGGCTGAGTCGGATCGTGCTGCCAGAGCATCTTCACTGCACGGCCGGATTTCTCCAGACGTCCAAGTGACGTCCCATATGCGCCCGACTGAACAATATCGCCGCCCTGATCCTGCGCACCGAAAACACTTGCGTATCCCGAGATGACAGCGCCCTCCTTGAGAGCCAAGTCGTCATCGAAATTTCGAAACTTCGTTTCAAGCACCGACCGATAACCCGGTAGGAACATCATTTTCGCACCTCGAATTCATTGCTTTCGATCCGCATGACCTTCGGTGGAAGCCCCGACACCTCGATGCTCCATGACATGCTCAGGATGTAAGTTCCTGGAAGCAGTCCGGGACAATTCGGGTTCGGAGGAATATTCATCCACCAGTTCAGGTCAGTCTCCGCAGGGAGGACAGCCGACGGCCGGTAGTCATTTCGTCCCTCCCGGGCACAGAACACGGCAAAATCAGCCCCATTCCTGCGACGTAGCGTCACGATCCAGCTCGCTGTGAAGGGTCGGCGAATCTCTCTCACAACATGAACGACCGGGCTGTCGCCGACGACAGCATCCTCGATGTCGACGGAGTGGACATGAAACCACCGGTCGCCCGACATTGCCCGAAGTACGACGCTCGACGCGCTGGGATAGAGTAGCCACGCGGTCGCGGTCCCGAGCAGGATACCGAAGAGGGCGAAATGCCACCTCTTCATTTCTGTATCCCTGCTACGATCTCGATCATCACGCCCTTGAAGGCCATCCAGCCCGCCGCCACGATCGCGGCCCAGCTGGCCACCGTCTTGATTGAAGTGAACAGCCAAAGTCGTCGCCTCCGTTCCTCGATAAGGAGGTCGATCGCCGCCATTTTTTCCCGAACCTGCTCTGGCGAGCCCATTGAACGGATGATTTCGATATACTCGCGCAATTCCTTGTCCGTGCTCGAATCGAATGGTTCGTACAGGTAGCGTGAGCCGCCACCCCGCGGCACGTTCCCCGTCATCAGTCATCCCTGAGCTTCGGCAGGCCCAGCATGTGGCGCTTTTCGGCATCGCTGAGGAAGTCAGCGTCGGAGATGCGTCGCCACAGGGTCTCCCGCTCCTCGTTGAGCGCTGGCACATTGTCGAAATCGACCTTGATCTGGAATCCAGCGCGGTAGAATTGCGGGAGCCAAGCGGAAATTGAGGCCATCGCCTTGGAAACGAGCGGCAATACGCTCAGCCGGTAAAATGCTCGATGGGCTTCCTGATAATTGGCGTAGGTGTTGTCGCCCGGCAAGCCCAAGAGCATTGGCGGAACCCCAAATGCGAGCGCGATATCCCGTGCGGCCGCAGCCTTGGTGTTGTGAAATTCCATATCCGACGGGGAGAAGCCCATCTGCTTCCAATCGAGACCGCCTTCGAGAAGCATAGGCCGTCCAGCATTCCGGGCACCTTGATGATATGTCTCGAGCTCATCGAGCAGGCGAGCGTACTGATCCGCTGCGAGCGCGCCTTGACCGTCTGCCCCCCTGTAGACGATCGCGCCGGAGGGACGCGCGGCATTATCGAGGAGCGCTTTCGACCAGGTACTTGCCGAGTTGTGCACATCAATCGCACTTGCCGCGGCCTGAAGCGGCGATAAACCGTAATGATCATCCTGTGGATGGAAGCTCTTGACGTGCAGTATGGGGGGACACTCCTGCCGCATATCAAAGGTATGCTTGTTCGCTCCAAGCACATATTCATAAGCTACAGGCCATCCGTCATCGCCTGGAATAACCCGCATCCTGTCAGAGCGAAGCGCATAAAGTTCTCGTGGACCGCCCGAGCTATCCTCACCTGCGGCTTCCAAGAAGGCATCCCCGGAAAGGAGAAGGTAGCCGTAGAAGCTCTCAAGAAGTGCAGGGCCGGCTTGACCGGGATTGGGTGCTGCCAGAAGCGAGAGGACAGGATGCTGATCGTATCGACTCTTCTCGTCCTGCACGACAATCGGCACCGCGGCAGCCGCCTCTGAAATCAGCTTTACGCAGCGGAACGTAACCGGATTCTTCAGAAAACCGATCCGCGTTAGCGTTACGGAGTCTCGCGACGACCATGCAGCCCGACCCGCGCCATGGAATGCCACGACTTGCGCAGCTGCGGAAGCCTTGGCCTCGTTCGTCTCTGATTTGGGCGTGCGAAAGAACTGCAAGACCATGGGTTGCTTGCTCCTGAGTTACGAGGTTGGCTCGCTCGGCGCCTTTGGATCGTGGGAAGCAGATCTAGCTACAGCCTAACGCCGCTCACCCCATGTCGTTGGGCGACGGCACCTTCGTGACTGCAACTTTCCAAGATCTGCGTCAAAGGCCCCGAACGCGCGGCGCACGATACGTCGCCGCCGGGTCGATCATCAGATCCGTAATCGCCCAGACAAGCGCATCCACACGATCGGGGCTACCGGACCCGATGAACCCATTGGGAGTCATCTGCGTCATCTGGTCCTCTAATAATTTGAAGAGCTTCCGATGCCGAACCCGGCCTTGCTCATAAAGCGCCGCAACAGGTTCTGCTCTAGCACTCTTCCCGCGATGGGCACGCACCGCGCGGAACGGGATCAAGGGATCGATCTGCCGGATAACTGCAGCAACAAGATCACCCCCCTGGTTGACCTCTGCCACCAAGCGATCAGCATGATACCTGCGAAAGAGTGAAACGGCACGCTCCGCCCATGCCTTGGGAGATGCGCTGCTGACACTTCCATCTTCAATAATCTCGGCCGCCCAATCGGATGGCGAACCAGATTGAGATACACCTGCTACGACAATGCCGCAGTCATCCGAGTACTTGCCACTGGTCACCGGTGGATCAACTGCAACAACGATACGCCCGACGCTCACCGGAGGGAGCTTCCTTGATTGCTCAAGCATGCTCCACGTCCAGAGCGCACCATCAAAGTCTGCAAGAATCTCACCGTCGAGCTCCTGGCGTCCGAGGCGGCTCTGACCATACTTTTGTGTAACGCCTTCAATGAAACTCTGCGCGAGGTGCATCCGGTTGGCGGACGTCGGAGCACGGGTAACGACCGCGCACCTCTCCCGAAGCAATCGTCGTAGGAGAGCGTTATTCCGTGGCGTCGTCGTCACGATCTGACGCGGCCGGGCACCAAGCCTTAGTCCGAACTGGAGCATATCCCAAGCATCTTCCGCCTTCTTCCACTTCGCAAGCTCATCGCTCCACGCGCAGTCAAATTGCGGCCCACGTAATGCTTCCGGGTCACTTGCCGAAAATATTTGAGCCGTTGCGCCGTTAGGCCACAGAAGCCGGCGGCGCGTTGCCTGCCATTCCGGCCTGCGATCCGGGGGCGTGCATCGCATAAGCCCCGAGTCCCCGAAGACCATCACTTCACGCGCTTGATCCAAAGTTTCAGCGACAAGTGCGACCCGGGAACACGCTCCCGGATCACTTGGCCGCGCACCCTCTACCTGAGAGCGGATCCATTCCGATCCGGCGCGGGTCTTGCCCGCACCGCGCCCTCCAAGAACGATCCATGTCGTCCAGTCGCTCTCGGGCGGTCTTTGGTGACCCGCCAGCGCCCAATGCTCAAAGAGCCATGGAAGAGCAAGAACGGCATTGGGGCTCAATGTGTCGAGAAGCGCGTCAGCTTCCTCGGCTGGCAAGCCAGACAGAAAGTCTCGAAGCGATCTCGGTTCGGGCGGCGTCGAGATCGAGTTCTCGGATCGCTCCGTCCGTGCCGGTTCGTTGTTGTTTTGCAAGATTTCCCTCGAGATCAAGTACAGTCTGAAGCGCCTTGTGATGCGCCCGGACTGCGTCCAGCGATTTGCTGCAATCAAGATCCTGTAAGGCGTTTTCCTTCAGGAGCTTTAGCCTGTCCCGAAGGGCAATAGAGAGATCGCGGTAGAGTTCGATTGTTCGCGAAAGCCTGTCTGCTTCCGCTGGTCCATTCTGTGCTGAAATTGTCATTCTGCAAATTGCCCCGGCTGCTCCGCCCGGGCAGAAACGAAAAAGGCAGAGCGCGCCTAAGCACCTCTGCCATTCACTTCTTCCAGCTTGGAAGGATATATACCTTAGAGCGTTCGCCCTGTCAATCACTAAATCCAAGGTTGTGAATATTTGCCCTGCGCCGCATGATCAGCCGGATCTGACGGCAAATGCCAAGAGCCAAGAAACTCACTGTCCCCCCGTGCCGGCCTCCTCGGCAGCACGTGCACGCTCCGCTTCGATCTGGCGCCACTTCACCACATTTGCATTGTGCTCCGCCAACGTGCGGGAAAATACATGCCCTCCGGTACCATCCGCGACAAAATACAGGTTGTCAGTCTGCGCGGGATGAGCCGTCGCCATGATCGCATCTCGCCCGGGGTTGGCGATGGGCGTTGGAGGCAATCCGAGAATGACATAGGTGTTGAACTCGGTCCGCGCCACGAGCTCGCTGCGCCGAAGCCCGCGGCCTAAGGCACCCTGTCCTTTGGTAATGCCATAAATGACCGTCGGGTCGGTCTGAAGCCGCATCCCACGCTCGAGCCTGTTGATAAAGACGCTTGCTACCAGATCGCGCTCCGCGGCAACACCTGTCTCCTTCTCGACGATGGAGGCAAGAGTAAGTAGTTCTTCAGGCGTCTTCAGTGGCAAGCCTTCATCTCGTCCGGCCCAAGCCTGAGAGAGGATCTCGGACTGGCGTGTCTGCATCCGCTCGATGATCCCTTGGCGACTATCGCCCTTCTGAAAATCATAGCCTGCGGGCGCAAGAGATCCCTCGGTGGGAATGGTCGTGATCTCGCCGCTCAGCTCTTCGCGCGCCCGCAGCATCTCGACGACCTGCCAACTTGTCCAGCCTTCCGGCACCACAATCTGCCGGATGACGTTGCCTCCAGCGTTGAGAAGCGCCAAGACTTCTTCCATCGAAGTCCTTGGCTCAAACTCGTATTCACCGTACTTCAGGCCGCGGTCCTGCTTGGTATAGCGAGCAGCAATCCTGAAAATTGTTGGATGCGCGATAATGCCATCTTGTTCTAGGCGATCAGTAACCCGCGTGAGCGTATCGCCCTGCTCAACCTCGAACCTCATCGGCTCTGTCAACGGGCCAGGGCGCCGGTACTGCGACTGAGCCCACGTAATCAGGCCGAAGACAAGAACGAGCGCGACGGCTATCAGAGTCAGAGCGTTGGCAGCGACATGCCGCATCAT